CGCCCGTGAGTTCGTCGTTGCGATGATCTCAACCGTGGTGGCCAGCCTTGGCGGTGGTGCGTTCGTCATTCGTTGGTTCGATCTACAGCACTGGGTCAATGATGACATTGGCCTGATTGCTCTGATTGCTGTTGTCTTTGTGTGCGGCCTGCCTGCTTGGGTATTGGTCCGCAGTTGGTTCGTTTATGCCGAACTGCGCAAGTCCATGAGCCTGCCTGACATGTTGCGCGAGCTTAAAGCGGTGGTGTGGAGCAAGACCTGACTCGAGGTGGCGTATGCAATGGCTTATCCCCGTCCTGCTATTGGTCGCTGCCGTTGCCTTCTGGCGTCTTGCGTTCTATGCCAAGGATGAGCTGGTTGCGTGGTGCCGATCCATCCTCGCCTGCTTCCTGTTGATCCTGGCGCTGATCTATTCGGTTGCCATGTTGGCGCATTGGGTGATGGGTTGAGTGGGGTGAGTAAGTGTTCGAAGTCGCTTTGATCGGTCTAGCTCTTTCTTCTGGCATTGCACCACATTGGTGCGGTGGGGACCCTAGACCCCGCCCGGCACCACGGGGAAGGCGTTGAGCCGCGCGGTAACCGACAATTTTTCGATTTTCTAATGCTCCACCACACCCCTTATGCCGAAGCGGCTGGAGGCAACGTCTTTACTGGGCTGCATAGGAGTCCACATGGTTGCGACCCTTGTACATTCCGGGGCGCGTTTGTGGTCCATCAATGCACTGGCCGAAGAGTTCGGCATAGATCGCCGAACAGTGAAGAAGCGACTGGAGGGAATCACGCCAGCAGGTGAGGCGAATGGCCACCAGGCTTGGCGTCTTCGAGACGTCGCTATCGCCGTGATGGGGCCGCAGGCTGCATATGCTGGCGACCCTGATGCCGTCGACCCAGACAAGCTTCAGCCCACGGATCGCCTTAGCCATTACAGGGCTGAGCGCGAAAAATCCAAATGGCTCGCTGAAGAGCGCCACCTAATACCATCCGGCGAAGTCGAGCAGGTGATTGCCACTGCATTCAAGTCATTGGCTCAGTCGCTGGATACGCTGCCTGACGTGCTCGAGCGCGACTGCGCTCTTGGCCCTGACGAAGTTGAGCGCGCCATCGAAGTGGTTGATGCGGCGCGCGAGGGGCTTTACCAAGAGCTGCTCGAAGTTTGCAGCACATTAAACGAGGCGGCGGACGATGCGCGCGAGAACCGCTGACATCGTCTTGAGCACGGCTGAAATCATCAGACCACCGCGCCGCATTTTGGTAAGTGATGCGGCTGAGCAGTACCTGTACCTGAATGAGCCTGGTGGATACCAGGGCAAGTTCACCTTGGATGTTGCGCCTTACATGCGCGAGCCAATGGACATGCTCGCCAGTCGCCGGTTTCAGGGTGTTGTTTTTGCTGGGCCTGCGCGGTCCCTGAAAACGCAGTCTCTGATTGATGGCGGGATGACCTACGCAATCGTCTGTGATCCAGGCGATGCACTGATTGTGCAGATGAGCCAGGAAGCTGCGCGCGACTTTTCGAAGATGCGGGTAGACCGAGCGATCACCTACAGCAAGGAACTGAAGAGCCGCCTTGCGACCGGGCGCTCAGATGACAACATCCATGACAAGTTCTTCAAGAACGGCATGGTTTTAAAGATCGGCTGGCCAGCTGTTTCACAGCTGTCCTCAAAGTCGATCCGCTGGGTTTATCTCACCGACTACGACCGCATGCCGGACGATGTAGAAGGTGAGGGCGATGTGTGGTCCTTGGCTCTTAAACGCACCCAGACCTTTTTGTCTCGCGGCATGTGCGCTGCTGAGTCATCGCCAGGCCGTGAGTTGAAAGATCCAAACTGGAGGAAACAGAGCCCGCATGAGGCCCCGCCGTGCGGAGGCATCATAGGGCTCTACAACATGGGCGACCGCCGCCGCTGGTACTGGGAGTGTCCTGACTGCCATAACTTCAGCGAGCCAGCGCCTGGTATTGGCTGTTTTGATCTGCCGAGCTTTGAGGAGCTGAAGGAAACCATCAGGTCAGCTGATTTGATGAAGCTGGCGAAGCGAAGTGCGGTGTTTATTTGCCCGCACTGCGCGGTGCCTGTTTCAGAAAAGCACAAGCGCGCGATGAACCGGACTGGCCGCTGGCTAGCTGAAGGTCTGGCAATTGACCGTGACGGCGTGATTACCGGCGAGGCTCGGCAGAGCAGTATTGCCAGCTACTGGCTTGGCGGCATGCCGGCCGCTTTCCAGGGGTGGGAGTCGATCTGCCTGCGCTACCTGCAGGGCGTCCATGCCTATGTGACGACTGGCGAAGAAGAAAGCCTTAAGACCACCACCAACCTGGACCAAGGCGCGCCATACATGCCACAGCGCGCCGAGTCGGTGCGTTCGGTTGATCTGCTGATCGTCCGCAAAGAGGAAACGATAAAGTTTCAGGTTCCAGCAGGCGTGCGTTTCATAACCGTCTCGGGCGACGTGCAGGCAGGTGGCAAGCCTCGTTTTGTTATTCAGGTTGAAGGCTGGGGTGCCGATGGTGAGAACTGGCTGATTGACCGCTACAACATCCGCGAAAGTAAGCGCCTGGATGAAGACGGCAAGCCATTGCAGGTCGACCCTGCTGCATACCTTGAAGACTGGGATCTGCTTACAACCGAAGCCATGCAGAAGGCTTACCCGCTATCCGATGGCAGCGGCCGAGCGATGTTGCCGGCTTTATTCATCTGCGACTCGGGCGGCAAGGCCGGCGTGACTGAGCGGGCATATGACTACTACCGCAAGATCAAGCGCGCCAGGCTTCACCAGCGCCTGATGCTGATCAAAGGCGGCAGTACGCCCAATGCCCCCAGGCTGAAAGAGTCTTACCCGGACAGCCAGCGTAAAGACAGAAAGGCCAAGGCGCGCGGTGAAGTGCCGGTTTGGCTGCTCAACACCAACCTGCTCAAGGATGCAGTGGACGCAGCACTTAAGTGCGAAAAGCCAGGCCCTAGCTTTATGCACTTCCCGGAATGGTTGGGTGATTGGTTCTTCGAAGAGATGACCTTCGAAGTGCGCACCCAGCAGGGCTGGAAGAAGCCCGGCAAGGGCAACAACGAAGCCTTCGACTTGGCCGCCTACAACCGCGCCGGCGCAATCAAGCTCGGCATGGAAAAGATTGACTGGTCCAACCCGCCGCCCTGGGCGCGGGAATGGGACCAAAACCCGAACGTAATCCAGGCAGAAGCAGGTGCTGTTGCTCAGCCGCGCCCTGTTGATCCGCCTAAACCACAAACCAAAAAGCCCACCACCCGCCGGGTGCGCATGCAGGTAACCCGCTGATGGCCTACACCCGCGTACAACTTGAGGCCGTTGAGGCTGCCATTGTGGCCTTGGCCCAAGGCGAGCGCGTGGTTGAAGTTCGCTTCGGCCCGAATGATTCAACGCGCTACGCCACTGCCGAGCTGCCGCAGCTGATAGCGCTGCGCGACCAGATTAAAGCCGAGGTTGCGCTCGCAGAAAACGGCCGCCGCCCACGCGGCTTCCGCCTAAATCATCGTCGGGGGTTGTGATGGACTTAGATACCCTCAGCAGTCGCGGCTTCATCATTGATGGCCAGCCGCTAACGCCCATGACCAGCTATGACGCTGCCAGCCAAGGCCGCCGCTTAAAAGGCTGGGCGCCCGGATCGGCAGGCCCGACGCGCGCCGTAGTCAGCCAGCTGTCAACCGTGCGCGCCCGCTCGCGCGATGCGGCCCGCAACAACGGATGGATAGCCAACGCCATCGGCAACTGGGTCAGCAACGAAGTTGGCGCAGGCATTAAGCCGCGCTCTAAGTCGCCTGACAAAGCCTTTGCAGAAGCAGCGAACAAGCTGTGGGATGAGTTCACCGCCGAGGCTGACTATGACGGTGTGCTTGATGTCTACGGCCTGATGGCGCTGGCGGTAAGAGGTCGCAAAGAAGCCGGCGAGATGTTCGTGCGCATCCGCCATCTGGAACTGGGCAGCGGTACAGCCGTGCCGGTGCAGTTCCAGCTGATTGAGTCGGAGCAGGTGCCACACACGCACCATGAGCAGCGGCCCGATACCGAAATTATTGCGGGCGTGGAGTTCAACAAGAACACAGGCAAGCGCACCCAATATTGGATGTATCGCCGCCACCCCAGCGACATGGCTCAGTCGAGCATGGAGCTGATACCGGTCCCTGCCGCAGAAGTTATCCACCACTTCGCCCCGTTGCGTGCCGGTCAGGTGCGCGGCATGGCTGAGACGGTGCAGGCCCTGGTTAAGGCCCGCGACTTTGACGAATACGACGATGCAGAGCTGGTGCGCAAGAAAACCCGCGCCAACTACACCGGCGTGATCAAGCGTGACGCCTTCGAAGAATCGGATTACCAGTACGACCCGTTCACCGGTGACCCAATCGACAACTCAACCGGTAGTCCGGTAGTAGGCATGGAGCCAGGCACCTTCCCGGCTCTGCTGCCCGGTGAAGACATCACCCTGTTTGATGGCGACCAAGGTGGCGGCTACGGCGACTTTATGCGTCAACAGCTGATGGGCATCGCTGCATCGTTCGGCATGCCTTATGAGCTTGTTTCGGGCGATATGGGCAAGGTCAACGACCGCATTCTGCGCGCCATCCTCAATGAGTACCGCCGCCGTATTGAGCAGTATCAGTGGCTCTACACCATCCCGCAGCTGTGCCAGCGGATGTGGGAGGCAGTGATTGATGCCGGCGTGCTGGCTGGCCGACTCAAGGTCAGCGACTACGCAACCAACCGTAAGGCGCACGTAGCTACGGACTGGCGCCCGCACGCTTGGCGCTATATGCACCCGGTGCAGGACGCCCAGGGCGAGCTGATGCTGATCAAGGGCGGCCTCGGCTCCCGCGGCGCCGCAGCCGCAGAACGCGGTTATGACGTGGAGGATATCGACGAGCAAAACCGCATCGATACCGAGCGTGCAGCCAGCAAAGGGCTGCGCTACAGCCACGATCCCGTTCAGGAGGAGGCGGGAGAGCCCGCCCCAAGCGAATAACAAAAGGCCCGCCATGTGCGGGCCTTTTCATTTTGGAGACACCCATGTCCAAACCTACTGGAATTCTGCAGCGCCTGTTCAACCGCGGCCAAGGTGGCCCGCTTGTGCAGCAGATCTACTCACGCGTGGTAAACCGTCCTCTACTTGTAGAGCCCGGCATGGCAGAAGCCCTTATCGATGGCTGGTTGCGTGGCGGCTTGGATGCGGGCGGCGACGGTCAACCCCGGCAGATCATGGAGAAGGTTGGCCACATCGCCGTGCTTGAGGTGTCCGGCGCGATGACCGCCCGCGCAATGGAAGCACCGATGTG